GCCATTCAAGGCAATTTGAAAGCCATGATGGCAGCCGAAGTCAAAGCCGCTGAAAAAGCTGTCAGCGGCGGCGTGCGTCAAGCCACAGACGGTTTGAAGAACGAATTGCGCAGCCAGGTGACGGGCGCTGGGCTTGGAGAACGCCTTGCCAAAAGCTGGCGCGGCGATCTCTACCCCAAGGGCGGCATGAGCATCAACGCCGCCGGATTTATTTATACGAAAGCGCCGGAAATTATCGGCGCTTTTGCATACGGGGTAACCATCCGCAGCAAGAGCGGACGATTTTTGGCAATCCCCACGCAGTACGTCACACGCCGCCAGAACAAGAAAGTCACGCCTGCCGATTTTGCCGAGGCTGGAATTCCGCTCCGCTATGTGCCGCCGAAAGGTGCGCGGCGTGTCGGATTGCTGGTCGTCGACGATTTCCGCATCACCAGCAAAGGCAAAGCGCGTGTCGCCAGCGACCGAGCGAAAAAGACCGGACGCGGTTTAACAACCGTCGTCATGTTTATCCTCGTGCCGCAAGCGCAACTGAAAAAACGCTTCGATATCGATAGCGTTGCAAAGAAATGGATCGACCGCTTGCCGTCACTCGTTACGGCAAGCTGGCCCGACGAAAAGGAAGAAAAATGACCGACAGAGAATCCATCCTGCAGGCGCTGTTTGCGCGACTGCAAACCATCGCTGACGCCACCATCTTGCGCAACGAGGCTTTGCCTGAGCGCATTCCGGACGGCGGCTTGATCATTCTACGCGATGGCGATCCTGGCGAACCGGAAACGCTGTTGTCTCCGCTTTCTTATTACTGGCAGCACCGTGCGCTTGTGGAAGCTGTCGTTCAAAAAGGCGACCAGGCCGCGCGCGATCTCGCGCTCGATGGTCTGTATCGCAAGATTTCCCTCGCCATTGCGGGCGACCGCACGCTTGGCGGCCTTTGCGACCGCGTTACGCCGCAAGCACCGGACAGCAACGTGCTGGCGGTCGAGGGATCGCCCCAGATCAAAGGCGCAATTATTCCCGTCGAACTTATCTACGTCACCGCCGATCCCCTCGGCTGATTTTTAACTTAACCAAAGGAGGTAAACATGGCTCGTGCATACGGTGCCAATGCCCAGCTATTGGGTAAATTCGAAACGGTTTACGGCACGCCGCCGACCGGAAATTACATCAAGTTTCCGTTCGTCTCGACCGATCTCGGTTCTGAACAGGGTTTGATCGCATCCGATCTGCTCGGCCAGGGCCGCGACCCTGCCCAGCCGATCCGCGACGTCATCCGTGTGGAAGGCAACGTGGTGGTGCCTGTCGATCTGCGCAATTTCGGCCACTGGCTGAAAGCGTTGTTCGGCGCACCAACCACCACGGGCAGCGGGCCTTACACGCATACCTTTGCGTCCGGCGCGGCCAGCTTGCCCAGTATTGCGTTGGAAGTCGGCATGCCGGAAGTGCCAATCTTCTTCACGGAAGCTGGCGTGCGTGTGAATTCGGCGCAGTTGAACTTTGCCCGTTCGGGCGCGGCTAACGCAACGCTGAACTGCATCGCGCAAGGCGAAACCGACAATACGACCACAGGCGGCGGCACACCCACCGTGGCCACGTTGACGCGCTTCAACCAGTTCCAAGGATCGATCAAAAAGGATGGCGTGCAGCTTGGAAACGTCACGGGCGCGCAACTGACCTATACAAACAACCTGGAACGGATCGAAACCATCCGTTCGGACGGCAAGATCGACGGCGCGGATCCCACCATTGCCGCTCTGACCGGAAACATCGAAGTGCGCTTTGCTGATACTGCGTTGATTGACGCGGCAACCGACAACACGCCGATGGAACTGACGTTCGCTTACATCATCGATGCCGATAAATCTCTGACCTTCACGGCGCATGAGGTTTATCTGCCGAAACCGAAGCTGGCGATCAGCGGCCCAGGCGGTGTGCAAGCGACCTTTGACTGGCAGGCGGCGAAGGCGACAAGCCCCGCGCGCATGCTGACTGTTGTCCTCAAAAACGATGTAGCGAGTTACGCATGATTACCTTGAACCTGAAACGTGAAAACTACTGGCTTGATCTTCTCTCTGGCGTGCGCGTGCATGTGCGTCCGGCGTCCACCGCTCTTGTTATGGCGGCGCGCGTCGCAGCCTTGAAAGAAGAAGCCGAACCGGCTCTTCGCAGCACGGCGCTGATCAAACGATTGGCGCAATTAGCCATCGTCGAATGGGACGGTGTCGGCGGCGAAGATGGCGAAGCCTTGCCCGTCACGCCGGAAGGTGTTTTTGCCCTTATGGATCTGTGGCCCATCGCTGAAGCCTTCGAGCGTCTTTACCTCGGCCCCGCCTTGTTGTTGGAACAGGAAAAAAACGCCTAACGGCTCGTTGCCGCTGGCACTTTGGCGGCGGGCCGGACTACTGCGCTTCCTGCCAGGACGCGGATTTGCCTTGCGCACGCGGAGAAACGAATGCGGAAGGCGAACTCTGCCCGTATCGGCAGCATGAACCGCAAAGCATGGAAGCATGGCAAGCCTGGGATTTAGCGCTCCGCTGCGGCGGGCAATTGCGCTTAAGCCAAATGGTCGCCATCGGCATGGATTTTTCGGCGGCGCTGCAAGTTGCAGCATCGCTCGGCCATGACGCAAACGCCACGGCGGAATTCCTCCCCGCCGTGGAGGCTGGGATGACCAGTGCATTCAACGAAAAACTTAGCAGCGAGATGAAAAACCGATGACCGAACGTAACCTTGCCATTCGCTTGACCGTCCTGGACGGCGGCAAGGTCAAGGCCGAACTACGGGAAGTCGGCGAAGCGGGTGAAAAATCGCTCAAGAAAATTGAGCTGGCCGGACAACCCGCCTCGAAATCGCTGCTGGCGATGAATGCAGCCGCCAATGACGTCAAAGGCTCTGTCGTTGGCCTGACGGGCAACCTTGGCCCGCTGGGATCGGCGCTGGGTGCCATTGGCCCCGTAGGCCTTGCCATTGGCGTGGCGCTGGCTGTCGTTACGCTGGGTTTGAAAGCTGCCTTTGAAAACGCCGCCGAGGCCGAGCAATCCTTCAACCGCCTGCAGGCCGTTCTGCGCGCCACGGGTAATACAACGGGACTATCCGGTAAGCAGATCGCGGCCTTTGCCGACCAGATCGAAGCCTCGACCCTGGCGACCGCCGAACAAGTGCAGGATGCGGCGGGCGTTATGGCCACGTTCCGCTCCGTCACGGGCGAAACCTTCACCCGCGCGATGACGCTGGCGCAGGATATGTCCGCCGTGTTCGGCACCGATTTGCGCGGCAGCGTTACCCAGCTTGGCAAAGCTCTGGAAAATCCCGCCGAGGGTCTGACGGCGCTGCGCCGGATCGGTATCCTGTTTACCGACAGCCAGAAGGATTTGATCCAATCGCTGGTCGACACGGGTAAGCAGGCTGAAGCCCAGAAAATGATCCTGGACGCGCTAGAATCCAAGGTGGGCGGCGCTGGCGCGGGCGAAGCCACAGGTTTGACGGGTGCCACCAACCGCCTGTCCGATGCCTGGGGCAATTTGCTGGAAGATATCGGGCAAACGCGGGTGGTTGCTGGTGCTGCCGAAGGCGCATTGAGCGGTCTATCGTATGTCGTCGAAGGCTTGCGCAACCTGATGAAAGACGATCCCATCGGCAAGCAGCTGATGGATGCCAGGATGGATCTGGCTGATCAAGAAGAGCGCCTGAAGCGCCTGCAAAATTATAAGCCTGTCCTGCCGTTCACGGATATGAGTCCGATGATCGAGCGCCAAGAAGCGCGCGTCGGCAAAATCCGCGAGGAAGTGAATAAACTCGCGGCGCAAGCCCGCCAGGAAGCGCAGGAATACGAAGCCGAACAGAAAAAGCTGCAGGCCGCCCAGGAAGACGCTGCGCGTGACCGCCGTGCTGATCTGTTGAGCGAGCAACGCAAAAAACTAGACGATGCCGTCGATAAATTGGCAACCGATCCTGCCGACCGCATTGCCAAGGTCAACAAGGAACTGGAAACCACTAAGCAGCGCATCGAAGCCTTGCGCGAAAAAGACGGCAGCAACGCTGGCGCGGTCGATGCGGCGCTGAAGCAATCCGAAGAGATTGCCCGCCGCCAAATTGACGCGATTGAAAAGCCTGCGCGCGAAGCCGCCACGCGCGTCATGGAGGCAAACACCAAGGTCGTGGACGATCTCCAGCGTCAAATGCTGGGATTGTCCGATAAGCGCCAAGCCTTCATCGACCAGGCGCTTGGCCGTCTGTCTAAAGAAGCGAACGATGCGCAGCGCGAACAAACGCGCAAACTCGCAGCGCAGCTTTTTGATAGTCAGGCTTATTCCGAGGCGCAAAAAGTCGTCGAGGATTTGAACCACCAGCTGGATCGGCTGACGGATAAACGCGCAGCGTTCATTCAGGATGCCGTGGGCCGCCTGTCCGATAACGCCACAGCGGCTCAACGGGCCGAAGTCGAAAAGCTGGCGGCTGCTCTTTACGATCAGGGCGAGGTCCAGCAAAAGCTGAACAAGCTGAAGCAGGAAGGCGAACAGGTCACCAATTCGACGCGCACGGCGACGGAAGCCTACGCAGCAGAATTAGAGCGTCTTAAAAATATGCTCGACGCTGGCGCGATCAGCCAGGAAACCTATAACCGCGCCGTCGCCAACGCCGAAAAACAGCAGCTCGACGCACGCAAAGATGCCGAAGCCGGAGCATTGCGGGCCTTCCGCAATTACCGCGAACAGGCGGAAGATGCCGCGTCGGCGGTCGAGAAAGCCTTCACCGAAGGCATGAAGGCGACCGAGGACGCGATTGTGGATTTTGTCACCTCTGGCGGCAAAAGCCTGAAGAGCCTGGGCGACATGGCGAATTCCATCGTTGCTGACATCACGCGCATGGCCGTGCAGAAATCTATCACGGGGCCGTTGTTCAACATGCTCGGCAGCAGCATGGGTGGCGGCGGTTTCCTGGATAGTATTTTCAGCAGCATTTTCCACGAAGGTGGCGAAGTTGGCGTATCCGCGCCGCAGCGCCGCGTGCCTGCGTATGTATTCGCCAGCGCGCCGCGTTACCACACAGGCGGCGTGGCGGGTCTTAAGCCTGGGGAAATTCCCGCCATTCTGGAACGCGGTGAAGTGGTTTTGCCGAAGGACGGCACCCGCATGGGATCGCCCGTCAATGTCGTCATGAATATCACCACGCCGGATGCCAGCAGTTTCCGCATGAGCCAATCGCAAATCACGGCTGAAGCAGCGCGCGGCATTCAGCGTGCCAAGAGGAACCTGTAATGGCTTTCCATGAAGTGCAATTCCCGAACGATATCGCTTATGGGGCGACGGGCGGGCCGGAGTTTGCCACCTCCGTTGTCGCTACGGCATCGGGCTACGAGCAGCGCAATATCAACTGGTCGTCCGCGCGCGGGCGCTGGGACGTGGCCTCCGGCCTTAAAAAGCAAACGCAACTTGATACCTTGATCGCTTTTTTTCGTGCGCGCAAAGGTCGAGCGCATGGGTTTCGGTTCAAAGACTGGACGGATTACAAAGCGACGGGCCAAGCCATCGGCACGGGCGACGGCACAAATAAAACATTTCAACTGAGCCGAACTTATTCGTCAGGCGGCAGCACGGATGTACGGACAATCACCAAGCCGGTGTCTGGCACAGTAAAGATTTATCTCGCTGGCGTATTGCAAGCGTCTGGCTGGTCGGTCAACACCACCACGGGCATTATTACCTTCACGGCTGCGCCAGGAAATGGTGTGGCCGTTTCGGCTGATTATGAATTTGACGTGCCTGTGCGGTTCGATACCGACCGTATGGCCGTTACCATCGAACAAGTTAACCTTCATCAGTGGTCAGGCATTCCGATTATTGAGATTCGTGTGTAAGATAGAGCAGAAGCTCGTCTTATTATGATTTGGATAGTTGATGCCGACAGTTGATTTGAAAAAAATACTATTCTCGCGTCGTCGCTTAAGGAAGCCTGCCGCGATTATTGCAACGCTTGTTCTTATCTTCTTGGGGATTGAGAAACTTCCCGTGCTGGCCGAGCCTTATATCGGCGTTGCCTCGGTTATCGACGGCGATACGATTGAAATTCAAGGACAGCACTTTCGACTTTTCGGCATCGATGCGCCGGAAAGTCAGCAATACTGCAAAAAGGATGGCAAACCATATCTATGCGGCAAGGACGCCGCTTTCGCATTATCAGACATGATCGGTCGGCAAAATGTCACATGCGAAAAACAAGACGTGGATCCTTATCATCGGATCGTTGCCATTTGCTTTGCGGGAAAAACGGAAATTAATCGCTGGATGGTCGCGCACGGATATGCCCTTGCATATCGGCATTATTCTGATCGCTACATCCAGGACGAAATAAACGCCAAGGCTTCCAAAGTCGGCATTTGGGCTGGCCCGTTCGAGAAACCTTGGAATTACCGCCACCGAACAAAATAGAGAAATCATGAAAACAGCCAGTTCACAACTTGCCACCCACATCGGTGGCGAGACGACAACGCTTGCCACTTGCTGGAAAGTCACGCGCAGAGACGGGTCGATATTCGGTTTTACCGACTTTGATAAAAACTTGACTGTGGACAGCTTGGTCTATCAGGCGCGTTCAGGTTATACGCGGTCAGCTATCCATACCATTGCCAACCTTGCGGTCGACAACCTGGATATTGAAAGCGCCATCGACAGCGAAACCTTAAGCGCTGCTGATTTGCGCGCAGGTGTATGGGATGGTGCGACGATTGAGATTTTCCTCGTCAATTGGGCCAACTTAGCCAACGGCAAGGTTATTCTAAAACGCGGCACAATCAGCGAAGTGGAATTGAAGGACACAGTGTTCCGCGCTGAATTGCGCGGCTTATCGCAAGCACTTTCACAACAAATTGTCGAGCTTTACACACCGGATTGCCGCGCCGATCTGGGCGATACGCGCTGCAAGGTCAACTTGGCGGAGTTGACAGTCACGGGCGGGATTACTGCCGTCACCGACAGGCGCAGCTTTGCCGATAGCGCAAGCGGGGAATCCATCAATTACTGGAACGGCGGTTTGCTGACCTGGACGAGCGGCGCAAACGTGGGCCGCAAGATGGAGGTAAAAGCCTTCGCCAGCGGTGGTGCGTTCACATTGTTCTTGCCCATGCCGAGCATCGTGGAGGTCGGCGACAATTACAGCCTGCGTCCTGGCTGCAATAAGAAATTCTCCACCTGTAAAGACAGGTACAGCAACGTCAAAAACTTCAGAGGCGAACCGAACGTCCCTGGCAACGATCAGG